GCTGAAGCATTATCAGATGTAGTTACTTCAATACAAAATAAAGCCGGTAAAAAAATAAGTGAATTACAAGAGTCTATCACAAAATTTTTCTCAAAAGAAAACATGGAAAAAATTGAAAATAAAATTAAAGGTATGATTGATTACGCTGTTTCATTATTTGATAATCCATCTATTTCTGAAATACAATTTCTTATTGCAAGAATTTGTGGATTTGCAGCTGGTATCGAGTCAATTGTTAGCGGACTAAAAAAGCCAGTAGATAACGCTGTAGATAGATTTATTAATACCGTTAATACTCTTAAAAATGCATCTGGTATAGCTCAAGCAGAAACTTTAAGAGCCGGAGCTATACGTTTTGACGAGACGGCTCGCATGATTCTAATAAATAGATCTAAGGAACTTTTTGTAGAAGCTGGTAATGTTCAAACTGGTACTATACAAGAATATAAAAATGTACCAAAATGGGATGAAATAAAAGATAATACTCATGATAAGATAAGAATCGAAGGTGGTTGGGTTAATATACTCAAAGAAGATGGCTGGAATAAAATGGATATGGATTTTAGAGTTTTACTTATGAGATTACATGCAAAAATGATAGAAAGAGAGATTATTAACGGACCAATGACTTTAAATAGCGGATGGAGAAGCCAACAGTATAACGCTGGTTTAGACGGTTCCGCAAAGAAAAGTATGCACTTACTAGGTAAGGCTGCTGATTTAAAATGGCCTGGTTTCGTTAAAGTTAGTGATAATACAAATAACTTTGTTAAGCTAGCAAGAGAGATGGGTTTCGGTGGTATTGGTTATTATAACAGATTTATACACGTAGACATCGGTCGACCCAGAAGCTGGGGTTTATAGGAAAAACAAATGGTAGTAGCATTAGTTACAGCAAAAACAAAAAAGATTGCGATTTATTCTGACTTTAAGAAAAGTCTTGAGATAAGTCCTGTGTCAGACGATTTAACATTACATAAAGATGAAGACGCAGTAAAAGAATCTATCAAGAATTTATTACTCACCGACAGAGGTGAAAGACTTATGCAACCTAACTTAGGTGGTAATATAAGAGCTATGCTCTTTGAAAATATTTCGCCTGGCGTTTTAACAATGATCGAAGATCAAGTAAGAACTTGCATAAATTTATACGAGCCAAGAGCAGAAATAATCGATGTAATAGTAACTTCTAATATTGATGATAACGTAGTTAAAATCGCGGTTCATTTTTATATAAGGAACAACCAACAACCAATTTCTGTTGACGTATTTCTAGAGAGGACCAGATAAGATGGTTAAACTAAATATTTCAGAGCTTGACTTTGAAGCAGTAAAATCACAATTTAAAACATATCTGCAATCTCAGACGCAGTTTAAAGATTATAACTTCGAAGGTTCTAACATGTCTGTATTGTTAGATGTTTTAGCTTATAACACTTACCAGAATAACTTTTATTCAAATATGGCAATTAACGAAATGTTTCTTGACTCTGCGGTATTAAGAAACTCGATTGTTTCTCATGCTAAAGAATTAAACTATTTACCTGGTTCAAGAAAATCCGCTAAAGCTATCGTTAAAGTAACTTTTACAGATAGCACAGTCACAGGCCAAACGATTACTATACCTCAATATTCACCGTTTACTTCAAATTATAACGGAGAGAACTTTGAGTTTGTTACTAATGAAACTTACGTAGCTAAGAAAACTGCACCTAATACTTTTGTTGCTGAAAATGTAGAAATTTTTGAAGGTCAAATGTTAGCAAGCTTTGAACGAGAAGGTTTCTTTGTTGATGAAGATGGCATATTAAGAGTTACTCTTTCAAACGAAAACGCAGATACTGATTCAATAGCAGTTTTCGTTGACGCTGAAGCTACTGAAGATGAAAACGTATTTGCAAGAAAAAATGATATTTTTGGAGTTGGAGCCACAGATAAAGTTTTCTATATAGAGCCTTATGTAGATGGTCGTTATACAGTTTATTTTGGTAATAACGTATTTGGTTTCCAACCACAAGAATTCGAAGATGTAAGAGTACGTTATAGAATTACTTCTGGAACTGAAGGTAACGGAGCTTTTGCTTTCTCATTAGCTACAAACTATGGCGCTGCTGTAGTAGAAACTATACAAAACGCTGCAGGTGGATCTGAAAGAGAAACGATGGAAAGCATTCGTTACTTTGCACCTAAGTCATTACAAATACAAGAAAGAGCAGTAACTACTTCAGATTACGAAATCTTATTAAAACAAAACTATCCAGAAATTCAATCTGTAGCTGCTTATGGTGGAGAAGATTTAGAACCTCCTCAATTTGGTAAGGTAGCCATTTCTGTTTATTTAGGTCAGGGTCAAGAATCTTTATCAACTACTTTATCAAATACTTATATACAGTTTTTAAAAGAAAGATCTCCTCTAGCTATTGAGCCTGTTTTTGTAACTTCTGAATTTTTATATGGTTGTACTACTGTCGATGTGTATTACAATCCTAAACTTACTCGTAAATCTTCTGGCGATATCGATACATTAGTAAGAGACGCTGTTAAACTTTATTCCGATACTTATTTAGATGACTTTAATAAAACATTAAGAATATCTAAACTTGCTGCTGCGATAGACGCAACAGATATTTCTGTCGTAAGTTCAAGTGTAACAGTAATGCCTTATATTGAATTTTCACCAAACTTAAATATATCTTTAAATCCTTCATTTAAATTTGTAGCTGAGCTGGTTAAACCTTATCCTTTCGATGAAGAAGACGGATTTACTAATTATAAGCCTGCTATTAAAAGCGGTGTATACTCTATGAACGGTTCTAATGTTTATTTACAAGACGATGGTAGAGGGAACATGCAAGTTATCGCAGACGATATCGCAAATCCAAAAGTTGTTAAACCTAAAGTTGGTAGTGTAAATTATATAACAGGAGAAGTTAATCTTGTTGGATTTATTACAGATGGTTATGTTGGTTCTGGAATTAAATTTATGGCTACAACTTTAAAGAAAGATATTACTACACCTAACGGTAGAATATTCGCAATCAAAAATTCAGATGTAACAATTAATTTAATAGAGTCTAAATAATGGCCTACGATGTAGAAAAGAATATTGCGTTTAAAATAGAGCAACAGTTTCCTGCGATATACAGAGAAGAACAAAATGAATTAGTATCTTTAGTTACTGACTATTATAAGTTTATGGAGACTCAATCAAACCAAGCTGTTTATAATAGCAGAAGAATGTTTGAATACCGCGATATTACTACTACGCTTCAATCTATGATTATATTCTTTCAGAAGAAATACTTAGTAGATTTACCTTTATTAGATGATGCAAGTGTTAGATTGTTAGTAAAGAATATTCTTGCTCTTTATAGAAGAAAGGGTTCAGAAAACGGTATTACACTCTTCTTTAGAATGTTCTATCAAGAAGATATTCAAATCTATAATCCTTCTAATAATATATTTAAACCATCAGATTCTAATTGGCGTACTGGTGAATTCTTACAATTAATTCCAAACTCTGGTACGTTTTACGCAAGAGACGGCGTAACATATTATAATTACGGAGACTTGTTAAATAAAAATATTGTTGGTTCAACCTCTCACGCAAAAGCTGCTGTAGATAAAATTAACCTTATTCTTTTAAATAATACATTAACTCCGATTATCTACATAAACCAAGTTAAAGGTAAGTTCCAAAGATATGACGATGTCGTCGCTAGAATAAATGGCCAAGATGTTTCGTTCGGTATTGTAAACGGTTCTGCTTCTGGTGTAGAAATAGATTTAAACTATGGCGGAACTACAGGTAATTCTATAGGTGATATTCTTAACATTACTTCTACTTACGGAAAAGGTGCCACGTGTATTGTAACTGATACTGAAGATGAATTTACTGGGATAGTTAACTATACATTAGAAGATGGCGGGTTTGGTTATACGTTAGAAAATACAAGACTTCTTGTTTCTAACCAGTCTTTAATATTACAAAATCCTAATTCTATTTTTGTTGAATTAGAATATTTAGAAGATCAGTTCGGAAATAGAGGTAAAGTTATAGGCCAAAATGCTTCGTCAGTTGGTTTACTAATGGATGTTGGTGATGAATTCGTTCAGAATAGTGTAATTAATACAGTAGATAGAACGAGTAATATAACTATTAATAACATTTTAAAAATAGCAGCAAAAAATGACAGTTCACCTGGTCTTTTATATCCAGATACTGGCGATGTTAACGACGTTAAAGTAGAAGTACTTTTAAACTCACAAACAATTAGTCTTATTACTGACGTTATTTCTGGGTTCTTATCAGTACCTTTAAACTCTGCTAATTTCAATACTGTTCCTCCTGCTACTGCTCCTATGAGTGGTACAGCAAATCCAGTAACTTTAGCTACGCCTCTTAACTCAGCTTTTGATTTAACACCGTTTACAATTGGTTCTGTAGAATCGTTCGAGAACATCAACCCTGGATCAGATTATATTAACGACGTATTTACATTGGTTCGAGATGAGACTATGATATCTTTTGAAAGATATGAACAAGTTATTATTGTTGATAATTTTAGTGCTTTATTCTCGGTTGGAGATCCAATTTCTCAAGCTAGTTCTGGTGTGAACGGTATTATTACAAGTATTAATCCAGACAATAGTTTTATTACTGTGAGACCATACGCGTATTATGGATTTGACGAAACAGATATCGTACATAAGGGAACAACATACGATATTATTTCTACTGAAAGAGACTACGGTTCAAATCAGTATGGTAAAAATGCTAAGATGACATCAAAAACATTGTTTGCTACTGGTCGAGTCTCAGAAGTTAAAATTCTTAATTCTGGTTTCGGCTATATTAACGGAGAAACAGTTTTCTTAACAGACGACGATGGTAATATAGTTGCTAAAGGTACTATGACAGCTGACGCGCAGGGTATTTCAGCTGGTTTCTGGGGTGGAGAAACATCACACTTAAACGGTTATAAAACAGATGGAACTTATTATGATTCGCGAAATAAATTACACGATTCAGATTTCTATCAAGAATATTCTTATGAAATTAGATCTACTGTAGATATAGAAACATATAGAGATACACTTAAACAAAACGTTCATTTGGCCGGTACAAGATTATTTGGTAAATTTACTTACAATAAAAAATCTGTAGTTGGTCTATCAGCGAGAATGTTTGTAGCTAAGAAGGAAGATCCGTTAATTGGCGGTGATCCTATAGTCGGACCAAACCAACCAGGAATAGAAGGCGTAATAGTTTATAGCGCAGATAGAAATACAATTTCAGTAGACAGTACAAATTTGCGAGTAGATACCGCAGGATAAATAGGTAAAATACCTTAGGAGCAGAAAATGGCAAAACAAATTATCGGAGTAGGCGCAAGCGCCAATGACGGAACAGGAGATCCGTTACGTAATGCTATGGTTAAAGTCAATGCTAACTTTACCGAGTTATACGACGCATCATTCGATGGAGCATATGCTTCGTTAACTGGCGGACCTACGAGTTTATTATATTGGGTTAATGACGGTACTAACGGGCAAGTGCTTACAACAAACGGTGCTGGAGTTATCACATTCCAGGATCAAGCAGCAGGTTATGCTAACTCTGATGTTGATACTCATTTAAATACAAGTACAGCTAATACAAACCAAATATTATCTTGGGATGGCTCAGACTATGATTGGATTGACGCTGCATCAGGTGGCGGAGGTGGTGGTTTATCTAACACAGAAGTTATAAATGTTGTAACTAGTTCAGACTTAGATATGGGTAGTAACAAAATACTATTTAGTAACGTATATTCCGCAGAAGGCGATTTACCTTCGGCTAGCAGTTATCATGGTATGTTTGCTCACGTACATGGAACTGGTAAAGCATATTACGCACACGCAGGTTCTTGGGTTAGATTAGCAGATTATTCCGAAATCGGTGGCGGTGGCGGCGGTGGTACTTTAGAAACGCGAGCCGAAGTTTCTGCGAACACAGCATCCATTGCAAACGGAGTTTCAACTGACATTGATATTGTTGGACATAAAGCATACGCATTAATGACTATTGAAACAAGCCATGCTGCATGGGTAACTCTTTATACAAGTAACTCAGCTCGAACAGCAGATAATTCCAGACTTGAGACTGAAGATCCTGCACCAGATGCCGGCATCATTGCCGAGGTAATTACTGCAGGCGCTGAAACTGTTGTTATTGGTCCTGCTACTATAGGTTATAATTTAGAAACAACACCGACAACAAACATACCAGTTAAGGTAAGAAGCAAACATGGTTCATCAGTTGCTCATACAATAACTCTTAATGTTTTAAAACTAGAGGCATAACATGCAAAAGTTCGAATGGATTGTTACTCTACACAGTAAAGAAGATCTAAATGATTTTTACGATGATATGGAAACACCAGGTGGTTCTATAACTATACCTGATCGTAAAGTAGAATTAGTAAACCGAAGAACGATTAGTCGCAATACTCATTATATGTTAACTTGGGAAGAAGCTGAAGAAGTAAGAGCAGACAAAAGAGTTGCTGGTCTTGATCTTGCGATAGAATTAGAAGAATCAACAAGGCCAAATGGTTGGTCTATGACTGGAACTTTTTCAAAAGATTGGTTTACAGACGAATCAGATAAAAACTGGGGATTATTAAGACATAACGAAGTAACAAATAGAAGTAATTGGGGTGCAAACGGTAGTAGCAACGTAACAGATACAGTTACAGTGACTGCCTCTGGGAAGAATGTTGATGTTGTACTTATTGATGGTCACATTGATCCTGGGCATCCAGAGTTTGCAAAAGTTGGAACTGAGACAGATTATTCAGATGGTGCACTTGTAAGTGACTCATCTAACGGAGCAGTATTTGATAGATCAATTACAGTTCGTGGAGTTAAATGTGTTATTGCTGGTGCAGTAGGTGGACAAACTGCAGTACCAGACGCTTGGGCATATAAAACTGCAAAATTTATTACATTACTTATTAATCCACAAGATCCTTTAATTGATTTAGAACACCAAACTAATTTAATTAAAACACTAAAAGGTGATACAGGAACTAC